TCGCAGCGGCCTTCGCCGGCCTTGCGACTGCCCGTCGTGAGAGCGGCGACAAGCGGCTCACCATCGTTGCCGGCGCTGACATTTACGTGTCGGACGTGGGCGAGGTGCAGTTCGTGCCGTCGCGCTTCTGCTCGGCTCGCGATGCGTTCATTGTCGATCCGAACTACTGGGCGGTTGCCGAACTGGATTCGATGAAGGTCATCGACCTCGCGAAGACGGGCCTCGCAACTCGCAAAGCCATGTATCAGGAGGTTTGTTTGGTCTCCCGAAATGAGGCCGCAAGCGCGGTGATAAGGGACCTCACCTAAACAAGTGCTTGCTTAAGTAAATCGAGGGTGGTATGGCTTCGGCTATGCCACCCAAGATTTGCAACGTTGATGGGTGCACGCAGCCGTCGAACTGCCGGCAAATGTGCAAGAAACACTACGGTTGCTGGCTGCGGTACGGCCGAACACATCTGGTCCGTCCTCAGGGATCAATCGAAGAGCGCTTTTGGCCCAAGGTGGACAAGCGCGGGCCGAAAGATTGCTGGCTCTGGCGTGGCTTCCTGAACATGAATGGTTACGGCCATTTGGGAACGGGTGGTGCTAGAGGCATGCGCGGCGCTCACCGCGTTTCGTGGGAAATACACAACGGCCCAATCCCGAAGGGGAAGGACGTTCGGCACACGTGTGACAACCCAGCCTGTGTGAACCCCGCTCACCTAGAGCTGGGAACGCAACGCGATAACGTCCGCGACATGATTGAACGCGGGCGTGGGAACTGGCGGGCGCCGAAGGGCGAAGAGCGTCACAACGCAATTCTGACCGAGCGGCAAGTGAGAGAGATACGCGCCAGCGACGAACGGGGTTGCGACCTCGCGGATCGCTACGGCGTCTCTCGCTGCACGATCAGCGCAATCCGAGTTGGGAGGCTGTGGAAACACCTCCGCTAGGGGGTGCAGTGTCCAATTGGGAATTAATTGATAGTAATCCCCACAACGGGCTGAAGAAATATCTCGGCGACAATCCCGACGATCCCGAGGGCGTCCTGGTCCGCTACGAGCAATCCGCCGAAGCGATCCAGAAGCACCTCGACCGCAACAAGCTCGCCGCCAACCACTTCAACACCGGCAAGATGGGCGACATGGCGCACGTCGCCTCGATCCCCATCGGCGTCATGTACGAGTGGAAGGTCAAGCACGGCGTGGACGCGTGGAAATACGCGAGCTGCGAAGACACCAAGCGCAGGGTCAACGCCCTGCTGAACTCCAGCGACTACCGCTACCTGAAGGTACGCAACATCATCATCTGAAAGGGCTTTAAATGGCTCATCTGAACGCCCAGCGCACCACTAACCTGGGCGCGGTCATTACCCACACTGCGGCGGCTGCTGGCACCTATAACAGCTCGGTGCTCGATACCCACCAAGGCATCGGTCTCATGGTGTTCATCAACGTGACCGCCGTTACCGGCAGCGTCACCGTGACGATCAAGAGCGTCGATCCCGTTTCCGGCGCAACGTCCACCGTTCTCGCCTCTGCGGCAATCGCTGCAACAGGGCTGACGGTGCTGAAGGTCTATCCCGGCCTCACCGCTGCCGCCAACTCGGTGGCGAACGACATCATCGGCAACCAGACGCAGATCCAGAGCGTCATTGCCACCGGCCCAGCTACAGCGACGATCACCGTCCTTTCGATAACGGGCGGCTAATGTCGATCTCCCTCGCGCTCTCGACGCCGGGCGCAATCCCCGATCTTGATACGCTCAAGACGACCATCGGGGACTGGCTCGACCGCGACGACCTCGCAACGAAGATCCCCGTCTTCATCGAGATGGCGGAGTCGATCTTCAACCGCGAGCTCAGAACGCCGGAGATGGAGAGCACCGTCACCTTCTCGGCGTCGGACGAAGACACGCCCATTCCGGTGGACGACTTCCTCGCCATGCGGGCGATTTACGAGGAGGGCTCGCCCGATCGACCCCTGAGGGGAATCCCGCCCACGGCCATCCGGCAGGGCTTCGACGGCTCAACCGGAACTCCGGTGGCTTATTGCCTTGTCTCAGGCGGGATCAGGCTCATTCCCCCGCCGTCGGACGCCATCCTGCTGACGATGGACTATTTCGCGCAGATCGAGCCGCTGTCGGTTACCGCGCCATCGAACTGGCTCCTGCTCCAGCATCCCGGAGCCTATCTCTACGGGGCGCTGTTTCACGCCGAAGCCTATCTCGATAACGCCGTGAGGGCGGCACAGTGGAAGGGGCTGCTCGACGAGACCATTTCGCGGATTGCCAAGAACGCCCGCAACAACCGCTTCGGGGCTGGCCCGCTGGTGCCCAACGCCGTTAGCCAGGTGCCGGGCGCGAAGTGCTGAAGGAAACCCCGTTCGGGGAGTTCGCACCGAGCCTCGCATCAAGTCACAGCAACCATCTGACGATAGCGAAGAACGTCCGCGCACTTGCCAACGGCTATGCTCCGGTGGGGGCGTTTGGCACTGTAGCTACTACATTGGGAGCGGCATTCGTCGGGGGCGGTTCGTTCATCGGATCGGACGGCAATTCAACGCTTCTCGGCGCTACTGCCGCGAAGCTCAGGAAATACAGCGGCTCGTGGGCCGACGTTCTTTCGGTGGCGACGACCTCGCGCTGGTATTTCACGCAGTTCGGCGACCATGTGATCTACGCCAACGGCGGGCAGCTGGGTTCATACGACCTCATTGCCGGGACGGCTGCGGTGATTGCCACGGCTCCGACCAACGCCATCGACGTGGCGACGGTAAGAGACTTCGTGATGTGCCTCACCGACGACTCCCAGGTGGTGTGGTCGGGATTCAACGACAGCACCTTCTGGACGGCGGGAAGCGACCAGTCCGACAACCAGCCTCTCCTGGATGGAGGGACGGGGGTCCGCATCGTCGGCGGCGAATATGCCATCGTCTTGCAGAAGAGTTCCATTCGGCGGGTCACCTACAACGGCATCCCGGACATCTGGTTTCAGTTCGATGTCATCTCCCCGGAAGTGGGGTGCATGGCGGCGGGGTCGGTGTGCAACATGGGCCGGCTCATCGGGTTCATTTCAGAGCGGGGCTTCGAACTCTGCGACGGCGAGAACGTCACGCCCATCGGGGAGTCGATCAACGACTGGTTCTTCCGGGAGTATTCAAGGGCCGACATCGCCAACGTCTGGGCGGCGGCCGATCCGCGGCGCAACGAGTTCGTCTGGGTCATGCCTACCGGCAGGGCCCTGGTCTATAACCTGTTGTTCAAGCGCTGGACGATCATCGAGGATGATTTCACCGCGATTCTTACGGGGCTGACATCGAGCACGTCGATCGACGCTCTCGACATCACTTATCCTTCGGGGATCGATTCCATTCCGCTGAGCCTCGACGACCCCTCGTTCCAGGGCGGCAATCCCCTGCTGTTGTTCGTGGACAGCGCAAATGCCTTCGGGGCCTTGTCGGGAACCGCAATGGAAGCGGTGATCCAGCAGGAGAATATCGAGCTGACGCCGGGAAGGCGCTCGCGGATCAGGACCCTGCGCCCCGTTACGGACGCCACAAGCGCAACCGCGACGCTGGATGCAAGAATGAGAGCGGGAGACGCGGAGAGCATCGTTTCCGCCGCTTCAATGCGGAGCAACGGCAAGATGCCGCTGAGGGCCAATGGAAGATACGTCAACCTGGCGCTGACCATCCCCGCCGGGGAAACTTGGTCATACGTCCAGGGCTGCGAATATGAGTTCGAGGCTGGGGATGGCCGGTGAGTTTTCCCAATGTTCCGAAGATCCTCTCACCCGACTGGGTGAGGCGGATCGCCGACGCGGTAAATTACCTTCTCAACCGCAAGTCATATCTCACCATCTTTGCTGACGGCGTACCGAGCGCCGGACAGCAGCTTTTAAGGACGAAGTTCTCGGAGAGGCTGGTCATAGCTGCGGTGTCCTCGCTTGGGGACGCCGGCGTAGCGGCGACAGCCAATGCGGCGTTCGATCTGAAGGTCGATGGAGTGTCCATCGGCACGATCACCTTCGCCGCCGGTCAGGCGACTGCAACGATAGCTCTTACATCGACGGAAATCCCGTCACTGGCCGTGTTCGAGGTCATCGCTCCCAATCCTGCGGATGCGACCTTGGCCGATGTCACGCTCTC